AGGGCTATCTCATTTAGTGCCTCACCCTGGCGGAGCAGGATTGATCCGATTACTGACTGCTCGAACTGAGTCATTTGATTCTCCCAAAGATAGGCTTTTCAGCTTTTACCGGTGTGGCGTTATTATCTATTCCTTTGTAGTCTAGGGACTTTATCAGCCAATTACGGAATGAACCATCCCAACTCTTGCGAGTCGTTCCTGCGGACTCATAGTAGTTGATAAACATCGTTAGCTCTTTAGCGTGGTCAAGTCCTTTGTACTTAGTCTGATAGTCATCAACAACAGCTTGAGATGGTTTCCAATCACTAGAAATCTTGCTGGCTTTACTCTCTCTGTTGTTTTCTTTATTTATTGTTTTCTTAGTTATGTTGTCTTCTAAAGCGACTGCGTTATCCAAGGTTGGATTTTCCAGAGTTGGATTATCCAAGGTTGGATTTTGCAGTTCTGGCTCTCTAGGGTCAACAAGCAAGTAATTTAGGCCAGCGTTGTAACCCCTAGCATCGGTAGTTCTTTGAGTTACTAGGTAACCGGCATCCTTGAGTTCGGTCATGGCAGCTCGAACTGAGCGCTCGCCATCTTGGGTTTGACTGATTATCTGCCTGAACCTGATTGTGTAGCCTGGCTCATGGCTGTAAAGGTATGCAAGTAAGCCCTTGGCTTTGTAGCTTATATTTGGATCTCTGAGCCAATCATTCGGGAGCATTACAAAGTCCTTCTCGAACTTCATCTTGCCCCTAAAGATACCTGGTTGGGTTTTCATGCCACGCTCGCTCTATCTAGCATGACCATCAATACAGTTGCGTTGACTACCTTGGTGTCAAAGGCTTCCTTGACGAGCATTGCCCATTGACCGGCATCAAGGCCCATTGCCTTGTAGTCCATCTCAGCCATGAATATGTTGTTGCCGTAGTGCGGCAGAATCTCTGCCAGCGTTAGATTGTCCCAGTTAAGCATGAAGTGCCTTCCTATTTTTAAGGTCGGCACTAAGATTATCTTGATGCCAACAGTTCGGTTGTTGGTGTCTGCTCTCTAGGGTTTTCGGACTCTAGGGAGCTTTTTTTATTCAGTTATGTTTTTACCTTAGCACTAGAAAGGTACTCTAGCGTGGAGCTGTTGGGAGTTGCACCCAAGTCCTAGTCAGATTCCTCATCGGCTTTACTGATAGTCGAGTCTAATCCAGCCCCTTGCTTGGACTGTACCACCTAAAACATCTCAGGATCGGATTCCAGCAGGTCTTTTGTAAAGTCGTCATTTAGTAGCCACCAGCCACCATGCCCAAAGATAGGTACTTCAGTAGGCGTTTCATGGTTTCTTAGCTTCCAGCCCATCCTGCGACCCAGCTCAGCAAAGCCAGCGTTTGACTCTAGTAAGCCGTTAGCCTCGGCACACAGAGGGATGATGTTGCTGGGTTGGTTAGCCAGGTGATTCTTACTTCCCATGCCGCGATTCAACCGGTGGTGTGGTATCAGGTCATCGCCTTGAGTGCCACAATGCCAACATCCCAAGTCGCGCTCTAGGTATTTCTGGAATTGTTTTTTAGTCATCGAACGGATCGTAAATCTTGGCTGGCATCTCACCAGGTTGAAAGCCTAAAGCGATTGTTGATTCTGACATCCCACCATTGACCGCTTCAATTATGTCGGAGTTGTCGGAGTTGTCGGTTATACAGGTATGCCTACGCCGCCATTCTCGGACAAGCTTGATTGCCTGAGCATCATCAGTCCTAATTTTGGCCCCACAAGAGCAGGATTCGGCTATCACCCGATAAGGCTACCAGCTAGGCGTGTCGCCACTGAAGTTCGACATTCTTGCTCATTACAGCCATCATGGTGGCTTGGTCTGACAGGGTTTTCATCTTGGTCTTGATGCGATTGTACTCAGCCCTTGCTAGGTCAGCCTTTAGCTTTTCCTCTACTGCTTGCAACTTAGCCACAGCTTGCCGGTCTGCTACTGTCCCAGAGTTGTTTAGGAACGCCAGCGATACAGCTCGGTCATACGCTGAATCAGCATCTGCCAGCTTGCACTCGGCATCGTAGAGAGCGTTAGCTCCCTTGTCCATCTCCTTGGTCAGCCTTTGTAATTCCTCGACTATGTGGCCTGGTGTAATAATTTCCATGCTTGAGCCTCTCTGCTCGTTCTCTTTGTATTGCCCAGATTAGACCAACTGTTTCCAGTTCGCCTTGTTTCCATTGGTCTTGTAAGCATTCTTGAGTTTCAAGAATTGAGGCTAGAAGAATCCTCTTTGCCTGTAAGTCCATTAGCGATTGCCTTGATCTTGTCGAGTGTGTCATCGGTTGCGCCACCTGTTTTAGCTTGGCTGTATAACAATCGTAAACCCTCGATGTCATTCCCTAATGCCTCGGTCATAGCAAGCCAATCCTTAGCACTTGCCTTTGGTCTTGAATCTCTGGCAACCTTTTCCATCTCCTCGCGACTAGCCCTCTTGTTGCCTGAATAGTTTGCGTTAGCTAATGCTCTACCGATGCTGCTGGTTTCGCATACCTCTAATGCCGATGTTGCCTGTGGACCTTTAGCTGAATCAACCTCGAACGCTAGACCAGTTGCTTTTGGTAAGCCCTTTTCTTGGTCCTCAGCGGTTAGGTAGATGTAGCTCTTAGTGACCCAAGTGCCAACCTGTCGGTCTTGAGCTGTGGTGATGTTGTCTGTAACAATGCGAGCATCCTTGTGGTCTTTATACAGCCTTTTTATTCGCTGTTCCACCGGCTCATAATCATTTAGGTTGAATTGTGCCATTGTCTTTCCCTTTCTTTTCTTGTTTGGCTTTTTGTTTTGCTAGCAACATAAGCACATACGCTCTTTTAGCGGTTCGATGAGTGTGACCACCCTCGGCTGGATGTGCATCCTCTAGTGCCATTTATTTCCCTTTCTCGTGGTGAAGGTATGGTGCGCCACCAGCTCTTGATCTCAGGCTGAGCAGATGCTCACCAAAGACTAAACCTCGCTTAGCCCCATCCATTGCGTTTATTACTCTAGCCTTTAGGTCTGTCATTTTGGCGTTAGCCTTTTCATACTCGTCAACCGAGTTTAGATAGTGCATACCTAAGTCATCAAGGTCAACCTCGGTGTCAACGATGCCAGGCGATAAGGCCCTAATTGTTTCTAGGGTCGAGTTGCTTCCGTCCCAGTAAGGCATTTTCATGTCTAGGCAAGCCTGTCTGAATCTGACAGCAGCATCCCAAAGTGTCTGCGCTTCAAACTCATCCCACTCGATGTCAAACTCCATGTAGCTAGAACCTGCGAGCGCAACTAACTTAGCTTGCTTGATTCCAAAGACTCTCATGTACCAAAGCACTTGAGCGCGATAAGCCTGTGGCACTCCACTCCAGTAGTCGCGTGAGAATTTGACCTCAATAATTCCAAGTTGACCATCCTCAGTCTGATAAATGCCGTCAGGGTTTGACCTAGCCCAAGGGTGTTCTTTGTTTGCCCATGTTCCGGTTTCCCAAATAGTCAGCTCAGGATGCTCGTCAGCAAACAAGTTCAAGATTGGTGACTCAAGAATTGTGCCGAGCTTCATACTCATGTTTGGCATGATCTCATCAGGTATCTGACCTGTCTTTTTTGCCCACTTAGTTATTGCCGATTCCCAAGTGCTTAGTCCGGCGATTGCTCCGATGTCAGAGCCACCAACGACACCTGGTTCGTTTCTTAGATCGTGCCACTCTTGACTGCCGTTGGCAAAGTCGCCAAGTAGCACAGCATCGAGTAGTTCGGTGAATGGTAGTTTGTTTACTGGCAAGGTTTCCCTCTCTTTTCCTTGTCGCAAGGCCACGCTAACTCTCTCGGCGTGGCTTTGCTATTTGTCATGGGTTTACTCTATGGTTACCCTATGACATTACGCCAGATTGAACGCAAATATATTGAGTTGCAGGAAGCAATCCGAGAGAATGATGGGGTCGAATGTGCCCAGCTTCCTGATGTTTTCTTTCCTGAAGGGGATTCGGGTTCAGCCGAGTTTAGGGCCACAGTCAAGATAGCCAAGGCTGTCTGCGCTGATTGCCCTGTCCGTAGAATGTGTGAGGATTACGCCAGAGCTGCCAATATGCAGGGGATCTGGGGTGGCACTACCTACTTCGAACGCCAGAAATACAAAGACTAGGGCTTTGAGCTAGGACCCTTATCAGCAATTTTGCCAAAGCTCTTGTTTAGCTCGTCTGGATCAATCTTGCCGTCTGCAAGGTAAGCCCTTGACAGCTCTTGAGCTACATCAATGATTCCAGCAAAGGCAGCCATAGCAACAGCCTGGATAACCTCAAGGCCGATTACAGCTCCACCGACAAAGATACCGGTGACCTTCAAGATGATGACTG